GCCATTTTTCTCTCCCCGAGACGCTCGCTGTCCGGGCCGATCTGGCATGGAACCCTCGGCGTGTCGCCGCGTACGAGTGGCTTGAGTCGTTCGTCGATATGCCCGATGACGCCGCTCCGCCGCTTGCGATGAGTGACCCGCCCCCGGACGCTGTCGGGTCGTACGGCGCCTCTGCGGTGGCGTGGATCGAGGCCGAGCAGCGGATCCGGTTGCGGTGGTGGCAGGCCCTCGCGTTGACTCGGCAGCTCGAGCACCGGGCCGACGGGTCGTTGTGTCATCGGGTGGTGGTCGAGTCGGCGCCGCGGCGTGCCGGGAAGTCGGTGCGGGTGCGCGGGGTGGCCCTGTGGCGTCTGGCGCACCCCGATCTGTTCGGCGAGGCGCAGCTCGTGTTGCACACCGGGTCGGACGTGGCGATCTGCCGCGAGATTCAGCGGGGGGCGTGGCGGTGGGCGGAGGAGGTCGCCGGGTGGACGGTGTCGCGGGCGAACGGCAAGGAGGCGCTAGAGACGCCCGCCGGCGACCGGTGGCTCGTGCGCGCCAGGGGCGCCGTCTACGGCTACGACGTGTGTCTCGGCATCGTTGACGAGGCGTGGGACGTCGCCCCTGATGTGGTGACCGAGGGGCTCGAGCCCGCGATCCTCGAGCGGTCGTCACCGCAGATTCACCTCACGTCGACGGCGCACCGCAGGGCGACGTCGTTGATGCGGGGCAGGCTGCAGGTGGCGCTCACGGGCGAGGACCCGGACACGCTGCTGCTGCTGTGGGGGGCGCCGGCGGGCGCTGACCCGGGCGACCCGGAGGTGTGGCGGGCGGCGTCGCCGCACTGGTCGGAGGACCGGCGGCGGATGATCGCCGACAAGTACGGGAAGGCGCTGGCGGGGGAGGCTGACCCGCAGGCCGATGACCCTGACCCGATGGCGGGTTTCACGGCGCAGTACCTGAACCTGTGGCAGCTCCGATCCGCGAAGGTCGAGAAGGGCGACCCGGCGGTGTCGGCCGATGATTGGGCGGCGCTGGTGGCCGAGCTGCCGGATGCGGCGCCGTCAGCGGCCGCTGTCGAGTCGTGGTTCGCCGACGGTGTCGCGCTCGCGCTGGCGTGGCGGGTGGGGCCGCGGGTGGTCGTGTCGGTGCGTGACCTGGCGGAGCTCGGCGACGTCCGCGGTGCGCTGGCCGCTGTCGGGTACCGCGGCAAGGTCAAGGTCGGAGCGTCGCTGCTCGAGGACCCGGCCCTGGCCGGGGTGAGCGCGGTGAAGGGCGCCGGACGGACCGGTGCGGCGGTGCAGGAGTTGCGTCGGCTGCTTGACGCCGACGTGGTGCGCCACGACGGGGGCGAGCTTCTGACCGAGCAGGTGCTCGCGGCGAGGACGGCGCCAGGGGCGGACGGGCCCCGGATGGTGAGCAACGGGGCGGCCGACGCGATCAAAGCGGCGGTGTGGGCGGCGGCGGATGGCAGGCGCCCGTCGGCGGGCAAGCCGCGGCTCATCGTGGTCGGCGACTAGCGGGGGATCACGCTACATAGCACACCTTACGTTGTAAGGTGCGCGTCGTGCGGTGGCCGTGGACTCGGAAGGTGCAGGAGACGTTCGACAGCGCGCCTAAGCCGATCGACCAGTTGTTCCTCGAGATGGCGGCGGTGACGGGCACGACGGCGACCCGTTCCGAGGCGCTCGCGGTGCCGGCGGTGCGTCGTGGCCGGAACATGCTGTGCGCGATCTCGACGATGCCGCTCGAGCAGCTCGACAGCGACAACCGGGTCGAGCGGTCGCGGTTCCTCGAGCAGATCGACCCCGACGTGCCCAACGTGGTGACGATCGCTCAGACCGTCGAAGACCTCGTGTTCTCCGGCGTGGCGTGGTGGCTCGTCACGGCGAAGGACCCGTACGGGTACCCGGTCGCTGCCCGGCACATCGACGTGTCGACCGTGTCGATCGACCCGCCGCACGGGCGTAGCGCGGCGCCGCTCCCGTCCGGTCTCGACCCCCGCGAGTCCGTCGTGTGGGTGGACGGCAAGCCCGTCGGTGCGTCGCGGGTCATCCGGTTCGACTCGCCGAACCCGGCGGTGCTCGACCACGCCGGCCGTGAGATCGGGCTCGCCGCGCTGCTGTCCAAGTCCGCGAGCCTGTACGCCGAGGACCCGCGCCCGGCGGACTACTTCACCCCGTCCGAGAACGCCGACGAGATCAAGGACGACGAGGTCGAGCAGTTCCTCGGCCGGTGGCGGTGGGCGCGGAAGCGGCGTGCGACCGCGTACGTGCCGGCGTCGGTCAAGTACAACACCGTCGACGCCCCGACCCCGCAGCAGCTTCAGCTCGTCGAGTTGTCCAAGCAGGCGTCGCTCGACATCGCGAACGCGCTCGGTATCGACCCCGAAGACCTCGGCATCTCGACCACGTCGCGCACGTACTCGAACGACGTCGATCGCCGCCGGAACCGGCTCAATGACGTGCTGGCCCCGTACATGCGGGCGATCACGGACCGGCTGTCGATGGGCGACGTGACCCGCCGCGGGCACCGGGTGCGGTTCAACCCGGCCGAGTACCTGCAGCCGAACCCCACCGACCGGTGGGGCGTCTACTCGAGCGCACGGGCGCTTGACGCCATGACGGTCGAGGAGATCCGCGAGGCGGAGGGGCTCCCGCCGATGCCCGAGATGCCCGCAGGGCCCGATCCCGCCCCTGCACCCGAGTCCATGCCCGACGCCGCCGTAGAGGCCGTTCCAGACGCCGTGGAGGCCGCCACAGTGACCGCATCACGCCCCGCAACGATGACGTTCGACAATCCGGGCGGGCTCACGTTCGTCGATGTGCCCGTGGAGACGTTCTCCGTGGACCGCGAGAACCGCATCATCGAGGGGATCGCCCTGCCGTACGGGCAGGTCGGCACCAAGGGCGGGCTCACGTTTGCGTTCGAGCGCAACGCGCTGAAGTGGGACGAGAACAGCCCTGGCCGCGTCAAGCTCGTGTTCCCCGGCCACGGCGACGCGGTCGGCAAGGCGATCCAGCTCAGGAACACGCCGGCCGGGCTCCTCGCCCGGTTCAAGGTCGGGCGCGGCGCCGAGGGCGACCGGGCGCTCGAATCGGCCGACGACGGCGTGCACGACGGGCTGTCGGTCGGCATCGACTTCGACGCCGCCACCGACGCCGTCCCCGACCGCGACGACCGCAACCTGCTGCGCGTGCACCGCGCCGACCTGCGGCACGTGGCGCTCACCGCCGAACCCGTTTTCGACAATGCCCGCGTCACGCGAGTGGCCGCGAGCCGTACCACAGGAGGGCCCGACGTGGCCGACAACGAGACCGCCACGCCAGACGGCGCGGCCCCCGAGCAGACGTCGGCACCCGCCGGCGCCCAGCTCAACCAGGACCAGCTCACCGCGCTGCTCTCGCGGCCCGGTGCGATCGAGGCGCTCGTGCAGGCCCAGCAGCCCGCCACGCCCGCCGCCCCGGAGACGCCCGCCGGTGGTCTGCACCTGTCCGCCGACCAGGTCGACGGGCTCATCCGGTCCGGCCAGCTCGGCCCGCTGCTGGGTCTGCCCGGACTCGGCGCGCCGGCCCCGGCCGAGCCCGAGCGGGCGACGCCGGTGGACCCGACCCGGCTCGGTCTGTCCCGCGTGAGCGAGCCGGAGCCCTACCGGTTCGACCGCGCCGGGAACCTGACGTCCGGGTCGCACGAGTTCTCGAGCGACCTGTTCGAGTTCCAGAAGAACGGCGACCAGGGCGCCTACGAGCGGGCGCTGTCGTTCGTGCAGGCCCAGTTCGACGTCACCGGCTCCAACGTCGCCGCGCTCAACCCCAACGTGAACCGGCCCGACCTGTACGTCGACCAGCTCGAGTACGTGTACCCGCTCTGGCAGGCCGTGAGCAAGGGCACCCTCACCGACGTCACCCCGTTCGTCGTGCCCAAGTTCAGCGCCTCGTCCGGGCTGGTCGGCGACCACACCCCCGGCACCGAGCCGACCGAGGGCGCGTTCACCGCCACGTCGCAGACGATCACCCCGACGTCGGTGTCGGGCAAGGTCGAGATCCACCGTGAGGCGTGGGACCAGGGCGGCAACCCGCAGATGTCGAACCTGATCTGGCAGCAGATGGTCCGCGAGTGGTTCGAGGACCTCGAGTCCGGCACCGCCACGTTCCTCAACACGCTCACCGCCGCCGTCGACATCACCATCACCACCGGCGCCGCCGACGCCGTGCTGCAGGGGCTGTGGGACGCCGCGATGGCCGAGCTGAACTTCGCCCGCGGTGGGCACCGGTTCTCGATGTTCGGCACGCACGTCGACCTCTACAAGGCGTTCGTCGCAGCGAAGGACACCGCCGGCCGGAAGCTGTACCCGCAGATCAACCCGCAGAACGCCAACGGCTCGGCCGAACCCCGGTTCGGCAAGCTCGACCTCGGCGGCGTGACCGGTGTCCCGTCGTGGGCGCTCGGCGCCACCGGCGCGGTCGCCGCCAACTCGTGGCTGTTCAACCCCGAGGAC